CGCCAGTGTATGAACTGTTAAACGCTCTGTTAAGAACATTTGCTGCTTTAACCTGTTTCGCGTTAGCCATAGATCTAGCTAATGCTTTTGTATAACGAGAAGATATTCTGTCATACAAATTGTCTTCAATTGCTTCTTCAGTAATTGAAAAAGCTAAAGCAAGTGTTTCATGCGTGTAACGAGCTGTGAAGGTTTCTGTCGCTGCGTCATAGTTTACACTTGACCCTTCAGGTTTAACCCCAGCATTTCCGAATCCAGATAACATAACTTCTTCTTCAAAAGCTCTGTCTGAATTTTCTTTGCTAAAGATTTCTTCATGCTCATTTGCATAGTTTTTATATTCCAGGCCGAATAGTGCATTCAATCCTGGCTCTAACTCTTTTACGAGTTGTGATCGTGATATTGCCATAATTTATCTCCTATTCTCCTATATACCTGTTGCGAATGTAAACACGTTTTCACCAGTGCCAAACACAGCGTATGCGTTCGCATTTGCTGAACTTGTATCACTGTTGTCTGGATCTTTGGATATACCAATCTGCTTCAGTCCTGAAGCAGTAGTTCCAAACGAAGAAGTATCTAGTTCCTGAGTCGATTGACCAGTAGCAGTACTTCCACTCGTACCTACAAAGTTTCCAGTAGCAAAGTTGTGTGCTGCTGTGCCCGTTTCATCATGTTGTGCTTCAAAAATGATAGTTGGGTCCATGTATATGGTAGCTTTAATATCAGCTGCTGCTGTGCTAGCTGGATAGTATGCTTTCCATGTTGGTTTACTTGTTGTTGGGTCGGTATAAAACACACCGCCGAAAACACCTGCTTGTTGCACGTCTCCGACTGTTGCTGCTTCAACACCACCCGCTGTTACTGCTTCAACTACTTGACCAGTATAAATTGCTGTGTCGTAGTTATTAGCAATATTAGCTTCTTCCGCTCTGATTTGTCCACCTGTAAGAGATCTTACAGGTCTGAAACCAAAAGCTGCGTCTTGATTTGCCATAGTTTTTCTCCTAATGTGACCTACCCCGAAAGGCCTCCAGTCACGGTTTATATTAATTCGTTGGATTAGGAATCGCTAATAAATTAGGTCTTCTTTGTTCCACCGAAGGTTACACGAGTCTGCCTCTCACTATTGATAGGCATACTTGGGTGCTGATCCTTCAGAAGATCGTTATCAATCGCGTCGTCTTTGTCTTGAGTTATTTTATTAAAATACTCATCGCGCGATTTAACAAGCTCTGTCGATATCCTAGCCAGCAATAGGCCGCCAACTCCGATGACCCCTTTGTATTTCCCTTCAGTCAGTACTGGATAATCCTGTTCTGGATATTCATCAGCTCTTACAAGCTCGTATCCTGATCTCAGTTTGCCTGCCATGTTCTTTGTATCATCAAAGCCCATTGACTCGGCTCTTATCCACCTGTGATGGTAACCATCTGGTGCAGTGGGTGCATCTAAAGATGATGGTGGAGTCCAAACTTTTGGTCGAGAAGTTTTTTCTCTAGTTTGACTCGCACGGGAAGTTTTTTTATCTGTACTCATATGCTTTACGCCTCCTTCGTGTATTGTTTTTGTTTCGCATATTCTTCAAGTGGCACACCTAATTTTTTAGCGATTGCTACCTCTGAGGATGTGAGTCTCACAGTGTTGCGACCAGGTTTTACACTTCGCGTCGCTGACGCTACTGTTTGTGTAACTTTTGTCGATTCCTTAGGTTCAGTTCTATCAAATTTATGCGGGAAGTCAAGTTTCATTCTACGATCTACTTCAGCATAATATTCATCTGTATTTGGGTCGAACCCCTCTCGTTCTGTTAGTTTTTTATGTAAATCAAAAGCAGTATACGTCATTGCTGAATCTTGTCCAAACCATGGATTTTTTTCAGCCCACGCTTCTGCTTTTGGATCTGCTGGAGGTGTTTGTCCTAAAGTTTGATCTAAGGAAGGTGTTCCCCTCGATAGTTTCATCCTCTCTTTAGTTGCTTCAGCTTGTGCTTTTAAAGTAGTAACTCTTGCTTCTTCAACACCAATTTGAGCAATCATTTTCTGCGCTTCCACTTCCGCATTAATGTCATTTGCTTCTCTTGCTGCTGCAAGTTTTGCCTTAGCTGCTTCTAAACCAGCTACAACTTTATCCTCCATTGCACTGACATAACTAGGTTCTAATCTTGTCAGTCTGCTTTTCAAACTAGAAAGTTCTACTTGACCACCTCTGGCAAAATCTATAGCGGCTTCTTTTTGTCTTTCCGCTTCACGCCATTTTTTGGTTAGTTTTGCAATTCTTTTTTGAACGCCTTCACTATATTGTTCTAATTCTTCCTTTTCTTCTGGTTTCTCGTCGCTTGTTTCTTGTTTACTTTCCTGAACATCAGACTCGACATCAGATTTCTCAGATGTGTCATCGGGCTTAGGACTGTCTTTAACAGTTTCATCTACAACCTCCACATTTTCTGTTACTTTTTCTTCTGGAAGCTCAACGTCAGCTCCAGGTCCCGAAGTATCTATATCTACTGTTTTTGGTTCTTTGTTTTCTTCTTTGTCTGGCATAGTTCCTCCTATGATTAAATATTATGAAGTACGGATTCTGGATTATCTATTTTACCCAAAACCTCATCGTCATTTAATAAGCGTACTTCACCGCCTTCTATGGGTAATCTTGATCCTGCGTAACGTGCAAAAACAACCCAATCTCCTTTTTTGCACCACGGTCCTGTTGGATATTTTTCTTTATCAAAATAGGCCAACGGTCCTACTTTTAAAACGTAGCCACAGTTTGTAGCGATACGTAATTTTTCTAATGATTCTTGCGCAATTAAAATTCCACCTTTAGTTTTTTCTTTAGGTGTAAATGGCAATACAAGTAGTCGCCAGCCGCTAGGTTCGGGTAGCTGGTGAGCTTGATCTTTAATATTTTCTGGATTTAATGGTTCTTTTTCTTCCGATCGATATTTTTCAGTTAAGGCGTTCCTAATTTTTGGAATTTCCTTTTCCGAGGTCGATAACGTTTCCTTGCTCATTTTTTTGCTCCTTAGCTTTTAGCAGGTTTGAGATTTCCTGAAGCGCGTACTGATATGCACGTGCTTGTCCTAACATATACTGATATTTCTCCATATTGTCAATACCACCACTAATCATGGTGTCTCCAATACGTTGAAGATTTTCCTGTAAAATTTTCTGTAATTTAGCAACAATTACTAATGGATCCACTTATACTAGTCCTTTATAATATTTTTTATACGATGGATTTGATAGATTAACTCCACCATATTCACCTTGAATACTTTTACCAATATATCCACCAGTATTAAGTTTTACTCTTCCACCTTTTTTATACTCTTTCTCCCATCGCTGTGCAATTTCAGGGTGGTTAGCATGCATAAATCGTCTTTGTTTTTCCGATTTAAAAGGCATTAATCTTTCCAACCGCCTTGAGGTCTTTTTTTTGAATAGTCATTCTTTTTAGGTGTACTTAATCCAAATGTAGCTTTATTAAAAAAACCTGTAATTGCAGCTATAGTTTTTTTCTGACTTTGTAATGCTCTTTTCTTTTCTTTTTCTGATTTATCTGCCATTATTTTTTTCCATTTCTAAATATTTGTGTTCCCTTTATACCAAAAATGCTGGCACATACAAGTATCCATAAAT